TTATGACGTTTCTGCCAACGACCAGAAATGTGTTGTATGCTTGTTAATGCCTAAAGCATTGCTTGCTGGTGAGACCATTCCTTTGACCTCTGATGTTTATTTCGATAAGAAAGAAATGCAGTGGTTCATCGATTCTTACTTGAGCTTCGCAGTAACTCCTAACCGCGCAGAAATGGCGGCAGGTATCTTCAGTTCAACTGTAGCATAACCTTAGTACAACTTTAGAAGCCCTTCTCACGAGGGGCTTTTATAAGTGGTATTTATTAACACTTAGATATATGAGCAATTAGGTTCATATGTCTGTTTTCTTTGCAAAGGAAATAGTATGGAAAAGTTAGAAGCAGTACAAATGCTTTTACGCGCAGTAGGTTCTAGTCCAGTGAACAGCTTGAACGTTGCTCACCCAGACGTAGCCAACGCAGTAAGTAGTTTAGAAAGACTACGTAAGAGTGTACAAAGACGAGGATGGTGGTTCAACACTGACTACAACGTAATATTCCAAGCGGATGTATCAGGAGAAGTTAGAATACCAAAAGAAGTTACAAAATTTATAGCAGCAGATGCAACGTATGTTAAACGTGGTAGAAAGGTCTACAACTCACAGACCCAGACGTTTAATATAGGTACAGAAGTAATAGCATTAAAAACAGTACGTAGCTTAGAGTGGGAAGAGATGCCAGCAAGTATGCAAGAGTATACAGCTTATCTAGCATGTTCTCAGTTTGTGAGCGACGAACTGGAAGACCCTGCAAAAGAACAGAAATACCAGACATTAGCAGGTATAGCTAAAATTGATGTAGATGCAGAGGATTTAGAATCAGTAAAAGTAAATGTGTTTTGGAACCAGCGAGTAATGAGAGCACGTTCTGGCCAGACACCTTACCAAAGTCGTGATACTTTGCGTCCAAACAGCTACAACTAGGGGCAAGTTATGCGAATAGAAGGAACATTTAAAACACCTATTCACGGGATAAGTACATTATCACCAAGAAATAGGGCAGATGGTCACGCAGAGGCGCAGCTAAACCTACGTTCGGACCCAGTGCAGAAGTTAACACGTAGACCGTCATTAACCTTTACTTCAAGTCTGATGCCTATACAGCAAGAAGATGAGTTTGTGTACCATGAGTATACGAAGGATGGAGAAGTATTCCGAGTAGTAGCAAACACCACTACAGGAGACGTATCAGCATTTAAAGGCTATACACGTATAAAAACAACAGACTTGAGTGCATATGTATTAGGTGGTGATATAGTCATGAGGACTATAGAAGATACCACATACATACTAAACAAAGATATAGTTGCAAAACGTGGTGTAGCACTAGATACAATAAACAAAATATCACACGTAAACATTACATCAGCACTTAACTATGGTGAAAGTATTACCGTAGGTATAGGTAGCCCAATAGATTCACCGCCATTGCAGATAACCTACACAGTACCAGACTTAGGTACAACTGACCCAGATTATGACGCAGCAGATAAAGCTCGTGCAACTGGTGCAGTAGCGGCAGGTATAGCAGTAGCTTTGATGGCCCTACCAGCATTTAACGGTAGTATGACAGCAATCGCATTTGGTTCGTCTGTAGCAATATACCATAAGATATTTGATGTGTGGGTAGATATTTATATAGTAACTGGTCAGGGTGACCGTAGTTCTGTAGCATTTAGTGAGACAGTTGAGAGTATAGAAGGCTTACCTTTGTTCGGAGTACACGGAACATTGCTAACAGTCAAACCTAATCCAGCAAGTGATAAAGGGACATACTATCTAAAAGCAGAACGTACAGGTGGGGAACCGCAAATAATACAAGCATTACCATATCTAGAAGAAGTGGTATGGGCAGAAGCACGTTCACCAGTAGAAGCACATGATTTAGATGCGTCAACATTACCACACACAGTAGTTTACGACGCAGATACGGGTATGTTCACAATAGGCCAAGGTACTTGGAAAGAGAGGCGTACAGGTGATGACGAGTCATGCCCAACACCAGAGTTCTTAGATAATAAGATTCTAGACTTAGGCCACTTCCAGAACAGGTTAGTATTCCTAAGTGCTGGTATGGTATTTATGTCTGAGACTGATGATTACGACAACTGGTTCAAAGCATCCGCAATAAAGTTACTAGTAACCGACCCAGTAGGGATAGGTTCGAGTGCTGTAGATACTCAGAATATAGAACGTATAAGCTCACACAATAGAGACTTACTTTTAATAGCACCTAATGGACAATTCAAGATTGATGGTAATATAGCAGTAACACCACAATCAGTAAGTATGCCAAAGGTTTCATCCTATGAATGTCAGACTAGTGTAGCACCAGTACCAATGGGCGATAGTGTATTATTAGCAATACAGCAAGGCGAGTCTGGTGGTATGTTGAACTATACAACTAGAAAAGCAACTGAGCAAGAGTTTGGTGATAACGTATCACGTCATGTAGTAGGTTTAATGAACGGACAAGTTACACGACTAGTAGGTAGTGTCAACTCCGACATGGCTATAATGATGACAGATTCGAGTAATACCCTATACGTATATGAGCAGTATTCTAATGCAGGTAAGATAGAACAGAACTCATGGAGTACTTGGGAATTTCCAGATGACATCCAGATTGTAGACTTAGTATTTAAAGCCAATACGTTGAAAGTAATAACAAAACACGAAGCAGCACTAAGTGTATATTCCGTGGATTTGTACTCACGCGTAACTGTAGCAACAGATGAAGTCTTCTTAGACTATATGCTGACATTAGACTCTGCAACAGGTGATACTATAGAACTACCGTTTAATTATCCTTATAGAGAGGACACGGTAGTAGTACGTGGTGCAGATTGTGAATTTACACTAGATAAAGCACAACACACACGTGATGGGAATACAATAACGTTCGTTGAGAACATATCTAATTCGCAACCATGCCAAGTGTATGTGGGAGTACCTGTATCGATATGCTACATACCTACACGACCTTTCAGAAGAACTCAAGAAGGTCTAGTTATAACTTCAGACAGAATCCGTATAAGTAATTGGACGTTATCCGTAGTAGATACTCATGAGGTTACGATGGGGATAATATCAGACTATGTGACATTAGACGACCAACAGTTTACTGGCCGTGTAATGCAGTCAGTAAATAACAGGGTGGGCGAGAAGATAGCATACACAGGAGATTTACGGTTTAGCTATTCACAAGATGCAAATTTAGCTAAAGTAAAATTCACTTCGCAAGGTTATTTAGGACTTACTATAGATGGTATATCTTGGAGTGGCCAGTACTACAAAACAAGTGGGAGACTATAGATGTCTATATACGCAGGAGCGATACAGCAAGGCGCTGCATTCGCAAACCTAGCATTGGGAGGCGACACGGCAGAAACAGCCGCAGCTTACAACTCAACCTTTAAAACTGTATCTGGTAAGATGGCAGCTAGTCGTGCACGTAATGCTTCGGAGAGAAACATCTCCGCAGTAATGCAAGATAAAGTAATGTCAAATACAAAAATCAGACAACAACAGGATGAAGCAGAAGCAGCAGCAAGAGTCTCTTCCGCACTGTCAGGAGCTAAAGGTGCATCAGTAGAGGCAACCATAGGCCAGACTAAAACTAATGAAGCACACGCACTCTCAGCTAGTAATAAAGCAGCAGCGCAAGCAATTGAGAATAGTAAAGCTGGTGTATACAACGCAACCATGCAAATGCAATCTAACGTAGCAGTACCTAAGTCATCCGTAGCAGGTAACCTGATGAACGCTCTATCCTCATTCGAGATGAATGATTTAAAGATAGCTGAAGCATTCTCAGCAGACTCTAAGAAAGACGCTGGTACACTATCAATTTAAGAGGACAACACAATGTCACAAACTGGACAGCCAGCTAGAACGGCAACCAGTGACGCAAATGCTAACTTTGTAAATCCACCCACTGTTAAATCAGCGGGTAGGACTGCAACGTCTACTAGTATTCGTGTCGCATCAGATACAGAACAAGCAGCACAAAACTTAGGTAGTTCGTTAGGCAAAGCTTTCCATTCAGTACTAAAGGAAAAGGCTGGTAACATAAACGCCAGACGTGAAATGGCAGGAGCTAACGCCCAAGGTAATGCAGCAGCGATAAGCGACATTAACAAAGACAAACAGCGCGGTGGTTGGGCAGAAGCTATATGGGGACAGAACCCAGAATGGCGAGGCATACAACAACGTGCAGTAACCAACAACATTATGCAGATGCAGTTAGAGCAATCTAATAGAATATCTGAATACGCAGCAGAAGATAGTGAGACTTATGGCAACCGTTTAACTGGCCAGCTAGAGACTCAACTAGAGAAGTATAAGAACGACCCAGAGACGCAACAGCTAATTACTGGTAACTGGGCAAAAGCCTCAGAGATGTTATCTAAGCAACAAGCTAAAGAGCACTACGGGCATTCGTTGCTACAAGCACAAGAAGTATCTTACAATGGTATAACAACCAAATTAGATATGTTCGGTATGCAAGCGCAACAAGTAACTAATGCAGATGGTGCAGCAGAGTTATCAGGTAAAGTACAAACATTCTTTAGTATGAAAGACTTGCCAAAGGGCCAAACCAAACAAGCATACAGAGCAGATATCGGTAGAGCAGTAGAAGCTAGTCTAGAACAAGGTAACATTGGTGCATATAACATGGCCAAAGAGAACGGTTTCTTTGATAACTACAATGAGGCAGAAGGTAAGAAACTTAACGCAGCCATAAAGAGATATGATACACGTGCATCAGCACGAGTAAACCTAACAGTAGCACAAAGCAAGAACGCTATACTGAAAGCAAAGACGACGGAAGAAGTTGATGCAATTATGGCAGAAGCTATGCAAGTACTAAAAGACCATGAAGGTAGAAGTTCTGGTACAGATGCTTTCGCACTATCCGTAGAAAAAGCACGTTATACAATACAGACTATGGAAGCACCAGCAGTAGAAGCTGCAATCAAACGTGAAGTAGAGTTCGATAAGAATGAAGACCTCATGGCAGACATACTAGGCGGGGAATCCGATGATATGTTACGTGGACTCGACATCGAAAAGGGAATTGTGGCAGCAGGTGAGGGTGATGCTTCTAAACTATTAGAGGTAGGTGCATACACGAAACCAGAAGAAACAGCGGCACATACAGAGATAGAACGCAAGATAGTAGCAGCAGCGATTGGGGATGAAGAAGTTACATCAGGTGATGTACCTAAACACATATTAGGA